AAATTTTGTTCCTGCTGGCAAATGACTAATAATTTTTGAGCTAGTATTTGCAAATTGCTTAACATTTAAAGTATCAACATCAATCCTGCTTCCTTCCAAGTTAGTGATTCTTGCATTATCAATAAAGACTGATCCACCACTAACAATAAAAGGAGATACACTTGATCCTGCATCATTATCAATCTTGAATGTATCAGCCAAGAAAGCAACAATACTTGTTGCACCTGTTCCAGAAGATGCATTGCTACCAAGAACCATCTGAGCCACTTTGCCATTAGCATTAAGCTTTAATACATAACCAGCAGAAGCATTGCCATCTAATGTTGATATGGCTGTAGCATTAGTTGTGATAGAAGATGTATTGCCACCCACTGTAGAGGTTAGTGATGTTATATCAGCAGCTAAAGCACTATCTGCATTTGCTCTGGTTGTTTGTTCTGTACTTATTGCTGATGTGTTGCTATTAACTGTGGAAGTTAAACTTGAAATAGCACTTGCATTAGCTGAAGTATCAGTTGTTAAAGTAACAATATCTCCCTGAGCTGTAGCAATGTTAGAGCTATTTGTAGAAACAGTTGAGCTTAGTGAGTTATACAAAGTAACCAAAGAAGAATCTCTGGCTTTTACCCAACCATTGTTAGATGCATTTCTTACATAAATTTGATTGTTGTCATCGGTATCTGCCCATAAATCTTGAGCTTGTAATGCATTACCATCATCCCTTGTTGATGGTGCTGATGTTGATTTTATTAATTGTGTTGAACCAGCTCCACCTGCATCAATGGCAGCAACTAAATCTGCTGCTGCTTTAGATAAAGTAATAGCATCATCTTTAACATCAGCAGTATCTACAGGTGCTGTGGCAACACTAAAAGTTAATGTGGCTGGTGATGATTCAACTCCAAGAGTATTGATTGAGCTAACGCTGGCAACATAATTTGAACCCACTGGAATAAAACCAAGATCACAAAACTCAGTATCAACAATTTTATTTGTAAGTTCATTGCTTGAGCTATCTACTACATTAATTCTATATTCATGGTCTGGAAAGTCTGTAGGCTCATCCCAAGAAAGAAAAGGTCTATTTGTGGAGCTAGAATCAGTATCAGTAAAAGATAAGCCTGTGGGTGCTTTTACAGCAAAAGCTGAAGGTAGATTAGATAACTCTTCTACTGGTTCTTGTGGTGGAACTTCCCATGTATAAACATCAAAGTATTCTATTAGACTGACTGCAACCAAACCATTTGACTGAAGCTCTAAAGCCTCGACCCTGCATATCTTTCCGTTAAACCCTAGTCCTGCATAAGTAAGATCAACAATGTCTCCCACGTTGAGCTTATACATCTCAGGAGTGCCTAAAAACTGAATTGTGGTCTGATTCCTGCTTCTAGTTAAAATAGCTTTTGCCATGTTATAGGCAATGTAAGGATCAGAGACATAAGGAAACTCTGCTTTTACCTCTAAGACTTCACCACTATCATCAGATGTATAATCAGGGGTTGCATCATGCAAAACTGTGGCTGTGTCTAATTCATATTTTTTATTAGCATTAAAGAATTCAACAATAACCTTATTTGCTTTCTTATCTTTTTTGCCATAATCAACACCTATACCAGATTCAGCTATTATGTGATTTTCATTAATGCTAAATGTTGATGAGCCTGTATCTTCAATAGAAAGCTCATATTTGCCATCTATGTAAAGAAAAATACCTCGCATATTAGCAAGCAACTCTTTTGCATTATCCATGACGTTTTTATTTGCATCTAAGTAACCATTGCAATGAAATCTTTTAACTTTTAGTAAAGATGTGCCATTTTGAGAAGAATAAGTAGAGCCAAGAGTGTTGTTTATATATACTGAATATTGAGCTTGTGCATTGTAAAACTCTGTCCTCTGTACATCTTTTATCTCAGCACCATCTAGAACAATATTTCCAGATCCATCTTCTAAATCTATCTTTTCGCCAATTTTGTTTTGCCACCAAATAGAATTTGCACCAGCCCCAGTTATATTAATATAGTCATTTCCAGAAGTGCCTTCCCAAGTAACACTTTGTGCTGTGCCATTAAAATAAGGCTGATCAACTAAAGTATCACAAACATTAGCAGCAGAGCTAAAGGTAGACATATTGATTTGAGATTCAGTCAAGCCTTTTCCGTACTCATTGTTGGTTATGAAATCAAGAAAACATAAGGCTGGATTGTCTGAGTGTTCATAAGTAGATACAGTTCCAAATGTTTGATTTGTGTCTCTTGGATCAAAAACCTTCTTACCTCTAACCTGAACTGTTAATTGTGGAACTCCTCTCCACATTCCTTCTTTGTCATAGCCATAGTGAGCAGCTATGTAACAAATTCCATCTAGTCTATGTGATGAAGTCCAATTAGACATAGATGCAACAAGCATGGGGTCTGCTGTTTGTGATGCAGCTCCATGATGTAAATTCATAACATATCTATATTTAGCAGTAGGATCAGTTCCAAAAGTACCACCAGCAAGATTTAAGCTATTTGTTCCATTTTGAGAAACTGTGTTTAATGATCCTGAGCCTGAAGATATTTTGTCTGAACCAATGTAACCACCATCTCTAAATCTTGCAGAATCAGTTAATGGGTTGCCATCAAGCTCAATTGTTCTGCCTAGAATTTCATCACACTCACCAACTGACAAAGCGTATACCACATACATATCCCTAGAATCGTTTTCATTTACATCCATGTAAATAATTTGCGCACCCACCCTTCTTGTTCCGTAGATAACTGGGATTTTTCCACCCATAGAGGTTTTGTTTGCCAATATATCTTGACCTTTGGCAAGCATTGCCCTAGCCTGCATAAACCCTTTAACACCAATAGCTAAAGTTGCTGCTGTTAGAGTAACCTGTATTTGTGTTATTAATTTGGCTTCGGCAAAGAGTGCCCAAGCAGCTTTAAAAAATTCACCAACAGCAGCAAAAAAATTCATTACATACCCCACCTAACATCTTCTTTTACTTGACCAGCAAACTCCATACCCTTATCACCAGAGCTAAAAGATTGCTGTGATTCGTCTGAGTAATGCCTGCCTTTGGTTAAATTCCAATTTGCCCAATGACTAGCAACAACCATAGATAAATTTGAGCTATCTATATTTTCATTTATAGATACATTTCTTATTTGTCCTGTAAAAAAATTAATTGCACCAACGATGCTTTCGTTTACATCAAAATAAGCCAAATAAACTTCAACTGTTTTATCTGTAAATGCTCCACTTTGCACCAACGATCTAACTTGATCTGTAATGTTGGAAAAACCAATGTTGATTTCATTAACTTGCAGTTGACCAGTTTCAGTTGTTGAATCAACTGTAAGAAAAGAACCACCAGCTTCATAATTATTTGAATCGTAAGTTACATCAGAATACCAATCAGTTAATCTTATAACTGTAGATAAATTGAGCTCAACTAAAAAAGCTGTTTTGGTTGCTGTGGATGATACTTGAGTTTGTAAAGCAGCAGATAGACTTCTAGGCATCAGGTAATAACCTCTCTAACGTCAAATGAAATACTGTAAAAACCACTAGCATCTGTTGAATACATGATTTCATTGTTTTCAAGATATACAGTAAAGCTAGGTTTATTTACAGTAACAGCTTCATTATCTGCAAGAGATGCTACTAAATTTGGAGATATGGTTACTGTTGCTGCTCCACCTGATGCATCAGCATCTTCAGATACCATGTACACCTTAGAATGATTCGCAAACTTAATATAATCTCCAGCCTTTAATACTCCTGTAGTTTGTGAAAAACCATCCATTGCTATTGTGTTATCGCCAGAAGTATGAGCTCCGTTAACAACTATATCTGTTTCTAATTTGCTTGCACCTAAATTGTCTAATGGTGCTTGAATAGTAAAGTCCTCAAAAGAACCTTTTTGCTTTTGTAAAAATGCAAATATCTCCTGTGCTTTTTCTTGTTGTAAAGGTGGCATCCCCACTGTAAAAGAAAAATATTGTGAGCCTATTTGTCTTACTTGTTTTTTACCAGATAAAGTCTGGTTCAAAAGCGTTGGTCTGTTATCTTTAAAATTTAAAGTTCTAAAGTTAGGGTCTGTTGGAAATTGACCAGACATTTACACAACCCCCATTTTGCCTTGATTGTTCATGGCGTTGTTTATGATTGATGTTATTAATCCTTTTCTAGATGCTAATAATTGATCAAAGCCAGCAGCATCAACTGTTGATATGTTGAAGTTGACTGTAGCACCGCCCATGCCTTGACCTTTTGTATGATCTATAACTGTTTCATTAGGATGTAATATAGCTGGGAATCCACCCTTACCATCTACGCCGCCACTCCTGGAACCCATGCCTGTATAACCACCGCCATCAAAACTTAGGCTATCAAAAAATGATTCAAATTTTCCTGTTATTGGTGCAATGATTGCCTTTTGAATTGCAATTCTAAGTAGTTGCTCAATGACATAATCTGCAAATTGTTTAAATTCTAACTTTCCATTTTTTAATGAATTAACAATGCCATCTTCTAACTTTTTCATTGTGCTTACAGTTAGTTTTTCCATTGATTTCTCTACATCCATTAATTGTGAAACAAATGCTTGAACTGGTTGAGAAAGTTTTTTTGCATTTTCTCCTGTTTTCTTTATTTCTTCATTAACTTCTTTTAATGGTTCTGGTATTGTACTTACACTTTCTCTTATTCCATCAAACTTTGCTTTAAGAGCATCAATATCTACTATTGCACCATCAAACCAACCAAAAGCATTGAATAGATTTAAAGTTGCGTTGCTAAATGTTGCCATTGCTACAACAACTTTTTCAAATGCATTAACCATATTTACTGCAATAGTTCTTCCTAGTTCTTTAAAACCACCTACAGCTTTTGATGTAGATATTAATAAAGCAGAAAATCTTTCAACAAGACCTTGTAAAACTGGTAAAAATGCAGCAATAATATATTTTGTTAATGTGCTTATTTGTTTAAATAAAATATTTGAAGTATCTTTAAATTTTTCAAAAGCTTTAACTGTTTGACTATCTAATAATAATCCTGCACTTTCTGCCTCTGTAAAAAATCCTTCTAAACCTTCTGAACCACCTTTTAAAGTATTAACTAATGCAGCACCCTCAGAATCAAAGAATTTAAAAGCTAGTCTTAATCTTGTTGATGCATCTTCTGTATTTTTTATACCATCTGCAACATCAAACAAAACATCTTTAGTGCTTCTAAATGAACCATCAGTATTTTTTAATTGTATACCTAATTCTTCTAAAGCAGCTTTTGCTTCACCTGTTCCATTCTGTGCTTCACCAACCCTCCTTATAAATCTTTGGAGAGCCATATCTAATGTATTCTGAGCTATACCAGTTTGCTCAGCGGCAAACCTCATTTGTTGTAATAACTCTACATTAATCCCTAACTTATCAGCTGTTTTACCAAGTCTATCAACGGCATCAGTATTAACTTTAACAAAAGCTCCTATTGCAGCTCCTGCCGCAGTAGCAGCAAAACCAATACGTCCAACATTTTTAGCCGCCGCTGTTGATTTTGTTGTTACTTTTGTAAGACCTTTACTTATAGAGTTAAAGGCTTTTTTAGTATTATCAATACCTTGAAATACTATATCTAATTTATTTTTTGCCATTATGTTTCTCTTGTAAAACCTCTAAATAAGCCATCCAACCATTAAACTCGCGGATAGTGATCTCCTGTAATTCCGATAAGGTTTTACCAAGTCGATCAGCTAAAGCATATTGAGCAAAGAGCTCACTATCCTCTAGGAGTTTTTTCTTTGATCCTCCACAGAAGGAGAATCCATTATATCGGTTGCTATCCTTACTAAGACTTCTCGATCAACGTTATGCAAAAGTGACATTTTGTCACTTAATTCAAACATTTTGTCACCATTATCGTCTAAAGCTTTATAAATTAATACATAAGCCATCATTGTTAAATCATCTTCTTTACTCATTTTGTAAAGTTTAGATGTTTCTGCAAGAGTTAATGGTTTAGCAAATATTTTTAACGGTTGACCGTTGTCATCTGCCCATTCAGGCACTTCAATCACTTTTATCTCTTTTGATTCAAAGTGATTTTTAGCTCTGTCTATTGGTTTCATTAAACAGTAGATTCAGTTAATGCTCCGTTCCCTTGAACAGAAATAGATGCTTCTACCATACCATCAAACGAACCAGTTCTTGTTACACCTGTTACGATAGCACTACCACTGTAGAAAGTATCGCCAGATGCATCTCCTTCTGGATAAAAGTTTAATGTTATTTCAGAACCAACATCTAAAGCTCCTTGACCACTTGTATCTGATTCATCCCAGAATACATCAATAGATCCTGAAAACTGAGTTAAAGAAGGTTTATAAGTACGCGCGCTATCGCCCATACTTGTATCTTCAATTGTGTCAGCACTTTCTTCTATTGAATATGATCTAATTTCAGCTATAGCATTAGAACCGACTTTAACGGTGCCTTCGCTTCCTTTATGAGTCGCCATTTTCAATTACCTCGTCTTTCGACTTTTTAGAAGAAGATTTAATTGATTGGGCTGCTTCTTCTTTCCAACCCTTATTCAATAAAGACTCAACCTTAGAAGGGTGAGCATCTATAGAAACTTTTCCGTCTGGACTAATCATTTTCATAATTATCTCCTA